AAATATAAAATTAAAGCAGATCAAAGATACATTGATAATGTCACAGTTGTTTGCTCCAGTAAGAGATGATGGGCATAGTTTAGCTGCATGGGGAAAAAGATTAAAGTTCCCCAAGATGGAATGTGATAATTATTCTGAATACACAGAGGATATGTTAGAGTATTGCAAGAATGATGTGCTTCTAACTGAGAAAGTGTATGACTGTTTAAACAATGAGGGTAAAGATTTTTCCTCCTATGCTATTGATTTAGAACATAATATCAGAGCTATTCTGGATCAACAGGAGAAGAATGGTTTTGCTTTGGATATACAAAAAACTATAGGACTTCTAGGGAGGTTATCAGATGAGGCACAGGAATTAACAGAGTGGTCCTTGCAAGAGTTTCCCCCCACTGAGGTCAAGTTAAAGACAAAGACCAAGGAGATTCCATTCAACATAGCAAGTAGACAACAAATTGCAGACCGTCTTAAAAAGAGGAGATGGAAGCCAAAACAATTCACACCTAAATCAGAGCAACCCATGATCAATGAAGAGATTCTAAATAAAATTGACATGGAAGAGGCCAAGAAATTCTCACGGTTTTTTCTTCTGCAAAAAAGAATAGCTCAAATACAGGGGTGGATAGATGCCTATAATGACACGACAGGAAGAGTACATGGCAGAGTGCTGACTTTGAAAACTATTACTGGACGTATGGCACACATGTCTCCCAACATGGCAAATGTCCCGGCTGTGAGATCTCCCTTTGGAGAAGAGTGTAGAGCCTGTTGGACAGTGGGGAATCCTCATACACATTCTCTGGTGGGAACAGATGCCTCTGGTCTGGAACTCAGATGCTTGGCTCATCTCATGAAGGATGAAGAGTTCACCAATGAGCTTGTGAATGGAGATATCCACACAAGAAATATGAAGATGGCTGGAATAACAGACAGAGATCAATGTAAAACTTTTATTTATGCTTGGCTGTATGGAGCACAGGCTTATAAGATAGGGCAAATAGTAGGAGTGGGGAAAGCACAGGCACAAATTCTTATCAATAGATTTCTAGGGAATATGCCAGCCTTGAAAAAGATCCGTAATGACACCTTGGAGAAGGCACAGCAGGGTATAATTGAAGGAGTGGATGGAAGGAGTCTCTATATCAGAAGCCCTCACAGTGCTCTTAATACTCTCATACAGGGGGCAGGAGCTGTGGTGTGTAAGGATTGGTTGGTGAACATGACACTACGAGTTAAACAAGCTGGTCTGGATGTCAAGTTGGTAGCTTCCATTCATGATGAGTATCAGTTTGAGGTTGCCAAGAAAGACGTGAAGAAGTTTGGTAAGATAACCAAGGAAGCTATTCAATACACAGAGAAAAAACTAGAATTTAATTGTCCTTTAGATAGTACATGGAAAGAAGGAGAGACATGGGCTGAGACACATTAAGAAAGTTCTTGACATTTTTAATTAGATATGTCATAATATATTTTCAATCAAATAAGGAGTAAAAAAATGAGTGTTATTTCTGGAAAAGCGTACTGGGCGCACGTTGTTGTCCCTAATACAAGATGGAATAGTGATGGAGTTTGGTCCATTGATGTGTATGATATGGACGAGAAAAGTTTAGCCACACTTAAAGAAGACGGTCTAATTTTAAAGAATAAAGGTGATGTTCGTGGTGACTTTATTCATCTTAAAAGTAATGTTCGTAACGAAAATTCAGGACAGCTTAACAAAGCACCTGATCTTTTGGATGCACAGAAACGTCCAATGCTCGATACAGATGTTAGAGTTGGTCATGGATCTACTGTTAATGTTCGTTACAAGCCTTACACTTGGGACAACCAATTTGGTAAGGGACGTGGTGCAGAATTGAAAGCTACCCAAGTTGTTGAATTGATCCTATTTGAAAGGGATGATGATGACGAGGATTTTGAGGTAGTTGCTGATGGATATTCTGCCGATAATACTGATGAAGATATTTCCCTAGCATCTTAAAGAAAGGAGTAAGGGGAGAGGTTTTAGTGGTAGGCCTCTCCCCCTTTTCACTATGAAAACAATAGATACATTAGTACAAGATATCTACAATTTATTAGGGCCAGAAGGTAATGATCTGGATCAGGATAAGATTGACAGACAGGCTAGTATATTTGCACAGCATGTTGCTCGACATGTTAAAGATTTTCTACAGGAGAAGCCTGTGTACAGGAAGGGATTACGATTATCTGGTATAGGAAAGCCAGCCAGACAACTCTGGTATGATAGTCAACACAGTGATCAATCAATTCCTTTTGCACCAAGCACACGTATTAAATTTTTATACGGTCATATTCTTGAAGAACTTCTAATTCTTTTCTCTGTCCTGGCTGGACACGAAGTAACAGAAGCACAGAAAGAAGTTCATGTGGAGGGAATTAAGGGACACCAGGATTGTAAGATTGATGGGGTTCTAGTGGATTGCAAGAGTGCATCCCTTAGAGGATTCGATAAGTTCAGGGATCGTACTTTGGATAACGATGATCCTTTTGGATACATCCCTCAGATCTCTGCCTATGCAGAAGGAAACAATGTGGATGAAGCTGCTTTCCTGGTCATTAATAAAGTAACTGGGGAAATATGCCTCACTCCTGTCCATTCTATGGAGATGATTAATGCAGCAGATAAGATTAAACATCTTAAAAAGGTTATGGAGGAGGACACTCCACCCGACAGATGTTATGCTGATGTTCCTGATGGAAAGTCTGGAAACAGGAAGTTAGCTATAGGTTGTGTCTACTGTGATCATAAAAAGATTTGCTGGCAGGATACTAATCAAGGACAAGGATTACGTGTGTTCCAATATGCATACCCAGCCGGAAACAGGTATCTCACAAATGTTTCTAAAACTCCTGATGTTCCTGAAGTAATGATTTGGTAATGCATTGGAAGATAAGGGATAGACGTAAGAAATTTATCCCTAATTTAAATAAGTTTGGGTTTGTTTATATTATAACCAACAAGAAAACTGGTAAAGCATATGTAGGTTGTAAACAATACCTCCTTGGGAAAGGAAAGAAACAATCCCAATGGGAAATTTATATGGGTTCTTCCAAGGCTCTTCTGGATGATATTAAAAAATTAGGAAAGAGCAATTTTAAGTTTGAAGTTATAGCTGAATATAAAAATAAAAGGAGTTTAAGATATTATGAGTGTTATTATCAAATGAAGTACAATGTGTTAGTCACTGTGCTGGAAGGGACAGACGAACCTGCATTCTATAATTCATATGTAGGAGGCAAATGGTATCGTCCTGTTGAAAATTATGTAGATGAAAATCAAAGATCCAGATGATGTATTTGTAGATCCAATTATTCAGTATGATCAACAGTATCCTGAACGTAAATTATATTTGGCTGTTATTCTTCAGGCTTTACTGGATGCTACTGATCCAAAGAAAAGGGGATTGATAAATAATGATAAAGCTAAGTCTTGGTTCTTCTGTAGTGTTGGTGTAACATGTGACAATTTTGAATTTGTATGTGATCATGCTGGAGTTGAGCCAAGTTATGTAAGAAGTTTTGCCTTAGAAGTTATAAACTCTAAGAGACAAGGCTCATTTAGATATCACATTTATAGAATGTTAGGCAATAAAAAGGAAGAGGATTAAATGTTAGCACGAGATTATCAAGTAGGTGGAGATCACTATAAGAAGCTGCAAATTCAACCAGTTGAATATATTTATGCCAACGAGCTTGACTTTCTGGAAGGTAATGTAGTAAAATATATTACGAGACATAGGACAAAGGGAGAGGGTGCAAGGGATATCCAAAAGGTAATCCACTATGCACAAATGATATTGGAACTTAGATACGGGGAGAACATGGATGAACCTGCCGACTGAATATCAATCTTTTATATATCTATCTCGTTACTCCCGATGGCTGGAAGAAGAAGGACGCAGAGAAACATGGGACGAAACTGTCAATAGACTGATAGTTTTCTTTCGCAATCATGTGGAAAATAATCTTGGAGTTAAAGATCAGCTTGATGACAAAGATTGGAACATGATCAGGAACTCCATCTTATCTCTTGAGGTGATGCCCAGCATGAGATCACTGATGACTGCTGGACCAGCCTTGGAACGAGAGAATATAGCTGGATATAATTGTTCTTACATACCAGTGGACAATCCAAAGTCCTTTGATGAAATACTTTATATCTTGATGAATGGCACAGGAGTAGGCTTCTCTGTGGAGAGGCAGTATGTCAATGAACTTCCCACCATACCAGACGTAGAATTTGAAAGAACAGATGACGTAATAAGTATAGCTGATTCCAAAGAGGGATGGGCCAGAGCATTTAAAGATCTAGTATCCTATCTTTACACTGCTCGTATTCCCAAGATAGATGTTAGCAAGGTACGTCCTGCTGGATCAAGGTTGAAGACCTTTGGTGGTAGAGCCAGTGGACCACAGCCATTGGTGGACTTGTTTGACTTTACCATACGTAAGTTCTCAGAAGCCAGAGGCAGGAAATTAAGTTCGATTGAATGCCATGATATTGTCTGTAAGATTGGAGAGGTTGTAGTTGTAGGTGGTGTACGTAGATCAGCTTTAATATCTTTGTCCAACCTATCAGATGCTCGTATGAGAATGGCTAAGTCTGGTGCATGGTCCTTTACCAATCCAGAAAGAGCCTTGGCTAATAACTCTGCTGTATATACAGATCGTCCTGATACTGGTGTCTTCATGAATGAATGGCAGTCCTTATATGAAAGCAAGAGTGGTGAACGTGGTATCTTTAATCGTAGGTCTGCCCAGGTAAAGGCAGCACAGAATGGCCGTAGGATATCCGACATTAGCTTTGGAACCAATCCATGTTCAGAGATTATCTTACGTCCCAATCAATTCTGTAACCTGACTGAAGTTGTATGCAGAGCAGTAGACGATAGAAATACTCTGGCCCGTAAGGTACGTGTGGCTACTTTGCTTGGTACTATTCAATCCACCCTTACCAACTTTGGCTATCTAAGAAAGAGATGGATGGATAATACGGCAGAAGAAAGGCTGCTTGGTGTATCTCTTACCGGGATAATGGATTGTAAACTTCTTAACTTCTCTCCTCTTCATCTTGATTACTCTGCAAAAATTGCCTACCTATCTGATACGCTACAATACCTTCGCAACGTAGCTGTAACGACCAATAAGAAGTGGAGTGAGAAACTAGGTATTAATCAATCAACTGCCATCACCTGTGTCAAACCTTCAGGAACTGTATCCCAGCTAGTCGATAGTGCCAGTGGAATACACACAAGACATGCTCCTTATTATATTCGTACTGTCAGAGCAGATGTTCAAGACCCTATTACTATCTTCATGAAAGAACATGGTATTCCCAATGAACCTGATATTATGAGTCCAGAACATACGACGGTCTTTTCCTTTCCTATTAAAGCAAATACTAATTCCAAATTTAGGAACGACCTGAATGCTATGCAGCAACTTGAGATATGGAAGATCTATGCAGAACATTGGTGTGAACACAAGCCCAGTGTTACCGTATCTGTTAAAGAAGATGAATGGATTGAAGTTGGAGCATGGTGCTGGAAGAACTTTGATCATCTATCGGGAGTATCTTTCCTACCTTATTCAGATCACACTTATAAACAGGCTCCTTATCAGGAGATATCAAAGGAAGAATATGCAAGAGTTAGAAAGACCATGCCTAAGAAGGCAATTGATTGGTCCCAGTTGAAGGACTTTGAAAAAGAAGACAATACCACAGGATCACAGGAGCTTTCCTGTACTGGAGGCGTCTGTGAACTCGTTGATTTAACGTAAAAGTTCTTGACACAGGGATATTTATGTGAGACAATATACTTGGAACGCCATAACGGGTTCCAAAATAAAGGAGAAATGATATGATTACTTTTAATCAAGTTGCGTGGCCCAGATTTGCTATAGGTTATGAAAGACTTCTGGACCATATGCTGAATAATGCAGCACCATCGGGTGGTGGATTTCCTCCCTATGATATCGTTAAATCTGGTGAGGAAACATACTGCATAGAAATGGCTCTTGCAGGATTTACCAAT